ATTAAGTATGTGACTAGGTTCCGTGATAAGGGAACTCCTATAGAGGACTTGGATAAAGCTATCCATGCTATCCAGTTACTTAAAGACTTCTACTTAAAGGAGACTGAGGGTGGCTAACGTTGCACGAAATGAACACACCGGAGATGCAATCCGAAGTAAACCTCCCGGTTCAACCTATGGAGACAACTACGACAACATCTTCCGTAAACCAAAACTTGAGTTACCCGGAGAGGAATCTAAGGGAACCCCTCAGATTGTCATGGGCTACCCTCCAGTTACCACCAATCAATCTATGGAGTCTACCGGAGAATGGGATGAAACCCGGATAGATACCATAGGTAGTAACGGTAATGAAGGTCTCCACTACTTACACTAATTTAAGTACCCATTCTTATTAGAATCAACAGCTTATAATTTGAACGGTGGGTCATAGGAGAACAAGGGTGGAACTATATAGATTAAACACTTAAAGATTACACTTATAGTTACCCTCTTGTTTACCTATAGTCTCCCTATAGGAACTAACAATATGCAAAAGTTACCTCCTCTTAGCTATGACCTAGTGAAAGAGCTTAACGTGCTATACCCTCCTGTCCTCCCCAAAGATGACATATCTGACCGTGAACTATGGGGAAGAATCTATCAGCGAAGGCTAGTAGAACATCTCTTATCCTTAGCTAAGGTTCCTCCAATAGACCCCCTAGATTAAATCAGAAGGATTACAACCTATGTGTATGGGCAATGATGTACCTGAAGCTCCACCTCCTTTACCTCCACCTGAGCCAACTCCAGTGTTCCTCGCAGGTTCACCTGAAGACCCTGATGCTATGACAGCAGAAGGAGCTAAGAAAAAAGGTAAGGAAGCATTAACGACTCCAAAAGTTGATAGCGGTCTCGGTATCCCAACAGGAGCCTAGTCTAAATGGCTGGTTCAGCAACAACAATAGCTGGTGAATACTCCCGGCTAGAAACTGATAGAAATGCGTACCTTAACCGGGCTAGAGAATGTGCTGTATTGACTATCCCTATGCTCGTTCCCCCTGTAGTTAAGGGGGGTTCAGTTAAGTATAAGACCCCTTATCAAGGTGTAGGTGCTAGAGGTTTAAATAACCTTTCATCTAAATTACTCTTAGCACTATTCCCTCCCTCACAGCCTTTCTTTCGCTTATCAGTAGATGACGAAGTATTAGATGCCTTAGGCAAATCTAAGGGTGACGCTGAGGATGCTCTGAGTATCATTGAGAAACGTATCGTGTCTGAGGTTAACTCCTCCAGTATCCGAGTACAACTCTTTGAAGGTATCAAACAATTAGTAGTAGCAGGTAATGTATTACTGTATCTCCCTCCAAGTACAACATCTTTACGTGTATTCAGGTTAGATAGGTATGTGGTAGCTCGTGACCCTATGGGTTCGGTAGTCCGTATCATTACTAAAGAAGATGTATCAGTCCATGTACTAGACGCTAAGATTCGTGAGGAACTTGGCTTAGACAAACCTGACCCTAACTCTGATAAAGAAGTAATAGACAATGATGCTGAAGAAGTAGCTGTCTTTACAATGATTCAGTTAAGTGACTCAGGTAGATGGGAAGTATCACAGGAAGTAGAAGGTAAGATTATTGAATCTACCAAGACCTCTTATCCAAAAGATAAAAGTCCTTGGATGGCTCTACGTTTAATCTCCGTTGACAATGAGGATTATGGTCGCTCATACGTTGAGGAATACTTAGGTGACCTTAAGTCTCTTGAGGGTCTTACAAAGGCTATCGTAGAAGCCTCTGCTGCTGCTGCCAAGATGTTAATTTTCGTAGCTCCTAATGGCACTACTCGTAAACGTAACGTGGCTGAAGCTGCTAACCTTGCTGTCCTAGAGGGTAATGCTGCTGATGTAACCATGCTACGCACTGACAAGCAGGGTGACTTTAGAGTAGCTATGGAAGTCGCTCAGTCAATCAGCGAACGATTATCTTATGCCTTCATGCTTAACTCTGCTGTCCAGCGTAAGGGTGACCGAGTAACTGCTGAAGAAATCCGATACATGGCTAGTGAACTGGAAGATGCCTTAGGTGGAATCTACAGTGTACTCGCTCAGGAACTTCAGTTACCTCTAGTCTCCTTACTCATGACACGTATGCAACGACAACGTAAGATTCCTGCTCTACCTAAAGGGATGGTTAAACCAACTATCACTACTGGTATGGAAGCCTTAGGTCGTACCGCAGACTTACAGAAACTAGATATGTTTATTCAATCCTCAGGTCAAACTCTAGGTGCTGAAGTTATCGCTAAGTTCCTTAACGTAGATGAATACTTCAAGCGTAGAGCTGCTGCCTTACAGATTGATACCAAAGGCTTAATCAATACCCAAGCTGATGTAGAGAAGAAAGCACAGCAAGAACAGATGATGCAAATGGCTCAAGCAGCCGTTCCTAACGCAGTAAGCGGAATCACTGGTGCTATAGCTCAACAACAATCAGCTCCTCCCCAATAAATAAGGAAGTAACATGGCGAAAGCTCAACCAAAAGTAGAAGACACACCCGAAGTTACAGAAGTAGTAACCCCTGAAGTAACAGCAGTAGACCCTGAAGTAGCTATCGTTATTCCAGTGTTAGATGATGTGGCTCCTGTGGTAACCCCTGAAGTAACCCCTGAGGTAACTCCTCCAGCTCCTGTGGCTGTAGATGTTCTCTTAGAAGGTGTTAAGTCGGGTTCAAGTTATACCCTGCCTAATGGCACTGTAGTAACAAATAACTAATGGTAGATACCGTTATAGCAACCCCGGAATTAAACCCGGAGAGTCCTGAGTATGTTGCTGAAATGGCTAAGAAAGGTGAGGCTGCTGTCAATGGTGGTGTCCAACCTGAAGCTCCTCCAGTTATCGCTCCGAAACCTGAAGGTGTACCTGATAAGTTTTATAACGCTGCTACTGGTGAAGTTGATTATGCTTCTCTGACTAAGAGCTATGTAGAACTAGAGAAAGCTAAGAGTAAGCCTGTAGAGCCTCCTAAAGAAGCTCCTAAGGTTGACGCTAAGGCTGAACCTAAAGATGACTCTAATACTCCTGAAGACGCTGCTAATAAAGCAGTTTCAGATGCTGGCTTAGATATGTCTAGCTTAAACACTGAATATCAGACCAATGGTCAACTTACTCAGGAGAGCTATGACAAGTTAGCTAAAGCAGGTATCACAGCAGATGTAGTAGATGGTTACATTGAAGGTCAAAAAGCTCGTGTACAAGTAATGCAATCAGAAGCCCATGCGGTTACTGAAGGTAAAGAAGGTTATGAGGCTATGATTGAGTGGGCTAAAGCTAACGCTACCCCTACAGAAATCCAAGCATACAACAAGGCTGTAAACTCAACTGTTCAAAGTGAACGAGAGTTAGCTGTACGTGGTATGTGGTCTCGTTATGGTGCAGATTCAGGTAACACTGGCAATCTGATTACCAATAAAGTCAATCTCAAGGGTGGTGAGGGTTCTTATGAATCTCGTGCTCAGATGATGGTTGATATGCAGAACCCTAAGTACAAAACTGACCCTGCCTTCCGTAAGACAGTAGAAACCAAACTGGCAAATAGTAATATTTTCTAAGTAAACCCTGAGCCTCTTAACTGCTAACACAGAGGAAAGCTCAGGATTACTCTCTAGTAACACAATCTGTAAGTGCAACGCTTATAGATTCTCTGTAGTACCCATTACAACAGAAGCCAATAACAAGCAGCCTTAGCCTCCCGAGGGAGATAACTCTGTGTACGCTCGTAGTAAGCAACTGAAGTGATACCCCACAGATAACGTTCCAGTTATCGCTCATATCATTTCTAAGGAATTACAATTATGGCTAATGCAGCCCCAAGTCGTTTAGGTCAAATCAATGGTGCAGGTGACGCTGATGCACTCTTTCTAAAAGTATTCTCAGGCGAAGTATTAACTGCCTTCCATCGTGATAATGTGTTCTTAGAGAAATCTATGGTTCGCACTATTAGCAATGGTAAAAGTGCTCAATTCCCTGCTGTAGGTACTATTACTGCTGCTTATCACACTCCGGGTACAGAGTTAACAGGTACTTCAGTTCCTGCTGCTGAACGTAACATTGTCATTGATGACTTGTTAGTGGCTCAGGCTTTCATCTCTAACATTGATGAAGCTAAGAACCACTATGATGTACGCTCAATTTACTCTGATGAAACAGGTAAAGTCCTAGCTGAAACTATGGATAAAAACTTGGCTCAAGTAGGTGTGTTAGCTGCTCGTGCTACAGCAACAATCACAGGTGGTAACGGTGGTTCAGCTCTAACTAACGCTGGTTACGGTACAGATTCTGCACTGTTAGCTGCTGGTTTGTTTAGTGCTGCTCAGTTACTTGACGAGAAGAATATTGGTAAAGAGCGTAACGTATTCTTACGTCCGGCTCAATACTACTTGTTAGCTCAGAACACTACCTTGATTAATCAATGGTACGGTGGTGCTGGTGCTATCTCAGATGGTACGGTTCTTCGTGTTGCTGGTATTGAAGTCGTTAAGACCAATGCTTTGCCTAACACTAACGTAACAACTGGTGTCTCAGCTTACCAAGGTAACTACTCTACAACTGTAGGTCTTGTGATGCACAAAGCAGCTATCGGTACTGTGAAGTTGATGGACTTAGCTACTGAGACTGACTACGACATTCGTAGACAAGGTACTCTGATTGTAGCTAAGTACGCTGTAGGTCACGGTATCTTGCGCCCTGAGTGTGCAGTAGAGTTGAAAACAGCTTAATAGCAATTAAGTAACAAATAAAGCCAATCTTAGGGGAATCCTTTGATTGGCTTTTTTTTATATTAAGGAACCATTATGGCTTCAAACACGTATCAACCCTTGAGTGAACTTGAGGCTGTAAACCTTATGTTAGCAACAATAGGTGAATCCCCTGTGTCCACTTTAGATACTTCAGGTGACCTTCATATTTCTATGGCAGTACAGTTTCTTTATGACACAAGCCGTGAAGTTCAGACTGTAGGCTATCACTTCAACTATGAGGAGAAATATCCTCTAGCTCTGAACGTAAACTATGAGTTAGTAATCCCTAGTAATGCTCTCTCCTTAGATGTGAGTGACGAGTTTAGTTATGCTTATGATGTAGTACAACGTGGCTCACGTATGTATGACCGTAAGAACCACACATATACCTTTGATAAACCTATCAAGGTTGACATTACATTCTTCCTCCCTTGGTCTGACCTCCCTCAACCAGCTAGACAATACATTGCCATTCAAGCAGCTCGTAGATTCCAACGTAGAGTTCAAGGTGATGATGCTATTGAGAGACATACAGCAGCCGAGGAAGCAGCAGCTAAAGCACAGTTAGAGGACTACGAAGCAACAGTCCGAGACTATAACCTTGGAGATAATTTTGATGTGTTTCAGATTATCTCTCGTTAATATCAGAGACCAATACCGCTAATGGCTTTTGTAAATCGTTCTATCCCTAACCTCTACAATGGGGTTAGCCAACAACCTCCATCTCTTAGATTACCCTCACAGGCTACTGAGCAAATCAATGGGTTATCTTCAGTGGTCTTTGGGTTATCTAAGAGACCTCCTACCAACCATCTAGCTAAACTAAACACAGCAGTTTTAGAAGATAGTTTTGTACACACAATCAATAGAGATAGTACACAGCAGTACAAAGTGATTATCACTAATGGTGACCTCAAGGTTTATAACTTAGCTGGTGTAGAGCAGACCGTGAGTTTCCCTAATGGTAAGACCTACCTTAACGCTGCTAGTCCTATAGACAGCTTTGCCTGTGTGACTGTAGCTGACTATACGTTTATCGTTAACAAGACAGTGACAGTGACCAAAGATACAACCACAGGTGGTGGTACATTTAAAGGGGGCTATCAACAGTTCGTTGACCTTCCAACTACAGGTAACACTGTGGGTGATGTATGGCAAATTGTAGGTACAGGCACGAATAGCTTTGATGACTACTACGTTAAGTGGGATGGTTCAGGAACTTGGAGGGAAACCTTAAAGCCCGGACTATTGAACAGACTCAAGGCTTCTACTATGCCATTTAGGTTGGTTAACAATGGTGGAGGCTCCTTTACCTTTGCTACTACAGCATGGGTAGATAGACTTGTAGGGGATGATGTATCTGCTGCCTTCCCTTCATTCGTGGACAAACAGATTGCTGATGTATTCTTTCACCGAAACAGACTAGGCTTTATTGCTGATGAAAATGTAATCTTCAGTAGAGCAGGGGCTTTCTTTAACTTCTTCCCTGAGACTGTAACGGTACTTGTGGATACAGACCCGGTAGATGTTGCTGTGAGTCATACTAAAGTGGCTGTGCTAAGACACGCTCTAGCTTTCAATACTTCACTGATGTTGTTTGCTGACCAAGCTCAGTTCCAGTTAACAGCTAAGGATTCCCTGACTCCTAAGACAGCAGTTATCAACGTAACCACTGAGTTCAATATTGAATCAAGGGCGAAGCCTACCAGCTCAGGTACGAGTATCTTCTTCGGGGTAACTAAGGGTAACAACACAGGTATTAAAGAGTACCTTGTACAACCCCTGACCTACACCAATGATGCCTCAGATGTAACAGCTCATGTACCTAAGTATATCCCTAAGAATCTCTTTAAGTTAATCTCTAGTAACCTAGAGAATATCGTAGTGGCTCTCTCTAAAGATGAACGGAATACACTATACGTTTATCGCTACTATTGGGCTTCACCGGATGAAAAGGTACAGTCCTCATGGAGTAAGTTTACTTTAGATTCAGGGGCTGTAATCCTAGACGCTGAGTTTATCAATACCACTATGCACCTTGTAGTAAAACGTAGTGATGGTACTTACCTTGAAGCTATGGACTTGCAAGATGTTACAGATGGTACTTTAGGTGTCCGTATCCTGTTAGACCAAAAGGTAGCCCTGACAGGCTCTTATAACGCTGGTACAGGTTTGACTACATGGACTGTGCCTTACCCTGTGGATTCATCTTTCAGGGTGACCCTAGGTGACTCCTTCACTGGACAGAAAGCTGTAGTTAAGTCACCTTCAGCTCCCACAGGTTTTACCTTAACAGTTCCCGGAGACTTCTCTACAGGTATCTGCTATATCGGGAGACCTTACAGTTTACGGTACACGTTCTCTCCAGTTATCTTTAAGGATGAACAGAAGGTAGCTGTAGTCCACTATCGGATTAAGCTGAAGAACTTTGAGGTACTTTACGATAACTCAGGATACTTCCGGGCTGAGGTAACTCCGGACTTGAGGACTACCTACACCTATACCTACACTGGTATCACTCTAGGTCAATCTTCTGTGTTACTTGGAGATTCCCCTCTAGGTACTGGTAAGGCTCGGTTCCCTGTGTTTGGTGATTCTCAGAAATCTACAATCACTCTTATCAATGACACTGTTCTCCCTAGTACCTTTCAAGCTGCTGAGTGGGAAGGAATCTTAACAGCTCCTTCTAAACACTTGTAATGGCTTATGTCAAAGTAGGTGTCACTGAGCAGGATTGTATTGAACTATCTACTAGACTTCGTACTGAAGATATAAAAGAAGTATTAGCTTCAAGACCCCTAGGTAAAATCTCCGATACCCTCATAGAGTGTGTTTCTGTGTCCTACAAGTCCTTCTCAGTTATTGAGGAGGGGGTAGGGTGCATAGCTATCTTTGGTGTCCGTGAGAGTCACCTAGGGGGTATCCCTTGGATGCTCACTTCAGAGTTACTCTTTGAGAGAAGCTGTAGGAAATTCATAAGACAATGTAAAGGGTATGTAAAAGAACTCACAGATGACTTTTCATATTGCTTTAACTATGTATCAGTAACAAATATCAAAGCCCACAGGTGGTTAACTTGGATGGGTTTTACTCTTAATAAGTCATACACCCACACATTGAATGGGGTGGACTTCCATCCTTTTACATTCAGTAAGGAAAACTAATGTGTGACCCTTTAGTTATAGCTGTAGCAACAGCAGGAGCTAGTTATCTAGGTGGGCAGCAGCAAGCACGTAACGCTTCCATCTCAGCTAATAATGCAGCTAAGTTACAGTATCAACAAATCAATGAGAAACAAGGTCAAATCAATGACCAATCAGCAGTAGACCAATCTGAGCGTAACAAGCAAGGTCTCTTAGAGAGAGCTAAGATGTTCTCTATCGCTGGAGAATCCGGTGCTCTAGGTATCTCCTCAGACCGTATCCTAGGTGATTCATTTATGCAGGAAGGTACTGATATGGCTTCTTTAGAGAAGAATAGACAGAACTCTATCAAGCAAACAGGATGGGAAGGTAAGCAAGCTGAAGGACAAGCTAACGCTGCTACTACTAAAGCATATGGAGCTGCTCCTACCTTAATCGGTACAGGCTTACAAATTGCTGGAGCTACAGTAGCTGCTAATGAGAAAGCTAAAGCAGCAGCAAAGGCTAAGGTGGGTTAATGGCTAGAGAACAACAATTCGGTAATGGTCAACGACAAGTTATCAATACCATTGAAGACACCAGTAAGTATCAGACCGGAGATGGTCGGAGACTGAGAGTAACTTCAGACCCTCTCTATATCCCTCAGGCTGTAGAAGTATCCAGTGTAAATCAATTAGCTGATGCTCTTAGTGCAGTTAAACCTGAGCTTATGAATTGGGCAGTCAATAAGAAGACTGATGAAAACGTAGCTGAAATCAATACTGGCATGACTAAAGCTCAGACCGGACAGGTCGCTGCTGGTGAACTTGAACAGTATGGGTTTGATAG